ATCAGGAGTTCTAAAAACATTACGGGGTACAGCACCTACATCTGTTTGATCTTCTTGTGAAATAAAATTATTAAGATAGTCTTTATAATCTACATTACTTAAATTACCACCTGAAATACCTAAAGATGTATCCTTAACAAGTCTAAAAGTACTGTAGTCTACATGCTTTGCAGTGATAGGAATAGTATATCTTGTAGTGCCAGCAATTAAAGTGTCTGTCTGTGTAGCGTGATTAAAAGGCCAACTAAATTCACTTGTATTAATATAATCAATAGCATCATTTACTGCATTTTTACATTGTATTTGAAACCCTCTAGCTGCAGTAAAGTTAGAGGACGTAAGAGAAACCTCGTTAAAACGAGCAATGACTTCATTAGTAATATCTAAATACGTATATGCCATTACAATCCCTTAAAATTATACCAAGAGTTTTTTGTTCTGTAAACTTGATACACCGATGGGGCCAGCATATAGCCAGCCCCAAAGTATATAGGTTTATTACACCAAGTCACGTTGTGCAACAGCAGCTTCAGTGTGAGCAGCCGAAACATCAGCAATTACTGCGTATACCCGAAGGCGTCCAGTAGCGGGTGCAGCACCAGCAACAACAACGTCAATGGTATCAGCAGCACCAACACATGCCAAAGCAGCAGCAGCAAATGTAGAAGCTGCGCCTGTATTGACGATGTTAGCTTCACCGTTAGTACCTTTTGCAAGGTATGTACCAGCAGCAGCATCTAATGCAGCACCGTCAATAATGTCATCGCCACCAGCGAAGTCAATATCTGCAGTACAAGAAGTCGTGAAAGGTTTCATGATTTCTGCACCAGCAGCAACGATAACTGATTCAGCAGGGATTTCTAGCAGTTGAAAGATATCCCCGTTTGCGCCAGAGTAACCAGCGGCAACCATTGCATCAATGTCTAAGATTGCTTCAATGGTCCGTACAGTATTACCAACATTGGTTGGAACAGCAAGAACATTTGCCCCAACGCCAGCAGTATCACTGGAAGTCATGTCATAAGTAGCCATGTTATATCCCCCTTACGCTGCGTTATAACGGGCAGTGACGATTGCTTCTGGACGAAGAATCTTCCTACCGTATAGATGCATACCACGAACAATGTCAGCAAAGCTGTCAGGGTCACGATATGTTTCTGTCTTATTGATCTGCTCGGCAGTTGCTACAGCAGAATCGTGACCAGCTACGATAACACCGAAGTTAGTCAGTTGGTTGGCAGTACCTGTAGTTCCCGGTCCAGTACCTACCGCTGGCAGGTTAGACGAAGAATACACACGGAAGCCGTGGAAGTTGTTAATGGTCAAACCATTACGCAGTCCACCTGATTCACCAAAGTCTGCATTCATGAAGCGTGAATCTTCATCAGCAAGAAGCTCCATAAATACTGGATCAATTACCAGCCAACGGCCTTGTTTGTCAACTTGCTGTTGATCAAGCAAACGAGCCATACGAGCAACAACCATTGCTGGTGAAGCCGTAGCAGTTGGAAGTGCAGTAGCACCGGGCAAACGTGCAGCCAAAGGAATAGAGTGTGTTCCTGCGGAGCTTGTAGTGATGTTGCCAAAGTCATCCTTATGCAGTTGCATAGAGGAAAGCAGTTCATTAGCACCAGCAGTTGACACTGCTTTAGAACCATTAACAGTTGTATTCAAAGCACCAGCGGCACTGTGATTAGCAGACTGTGCGTAACCAGACATATAGCCAAGAACTTCTTGGTCATGGTTGTCAGCTAGTCGATAGGCAGCACGACTAGTTGCAAGGTCCATGAAATTTACATGTGAGTGTGCTTCTTCAATGTCATCCATTTTAAAAGCAAAATAATTAGCTTTATCAATGACTAAATTGAAATCGGCATCTTCTAAATCTTGCGCTGTGACATTTGTGCCACGTGCATATGCAGATACTGAAATCTCAGGTTCTTTGATGATCTTGACGGTATCGCCTTGACCACTGATTTCTCCGAAATAATCAGAGTTAGTAATGTCTCCAACAACAGTAGACTTGCGGAATGCAAGCTGTACCTGTTTGCTGTAGATAACTGGGCTAAAATTACCGTTAGGTAGATTTCCATAACCCGAAGCTGTCTGGAATGCCATTATATTAATCCTTTGCATTAAGACACAGATACAAACTTAAATGTATTTAAAGAGGCTAATTCTTTTGGGTAACGTCATTATAAAAAGTTGGCCGACCTTTTACATAACGGGCCACAAGACTTTAGGTAGTCGTTAGCACTATTCATGTTTGTGAGAGTAGGTTTAACACAGGTAGACCAAATAAGTATGGGGCTGTGTTAAACCTGTTGTATATAGTTATATTGTTTATTTAAGACTTGTCAAGTCTTTTATCGTGCGCTACCAGAAATATCGTAAATAAAT